CGGATATTCGGATGACGAAATCCGGCGCTTTCTGTTTTCGCAACCCGAAGCCGAAAAAGCGCGCGCGGAAGGCTATACTGACGCCGAGATAGCGTCGCATCTTGGTCTAAGTGACGGCGAAGGTATGCCGGGGCAACGCGGCGAAATGTCTTACGCGCCGGCCGTTATCGACTACGCCGAGTCTATGCTAGGCAATATTCCTGAGAGTTCGCTTAAGTTTGCGCAAGGCGTTTATGAGGCCGCTACAAGCCCAGTCGAGACAGCAAAAGCGCTGGGGGCTGCGGCTCTTAGCCCGATGCAGACGGCCAAAGCCATTGGCGGCTACGCCGCCGAACGCTATGGATCTCCGCAGGCGGCGCTGGAAACGCTTCGCACCGATCCTGTTGGCGTGTTAGCAGACATATCCACGGTAGCGGGCGGCGCTGGCGCGGCGCTCAGACGCCCCGGCCTACGCGCTTTGTCGGAGGCTACATCGCCGGCTAATGCTTTGGCCGGCGCAGTCCAAGCGCCTTTTGCGGCTGGCGCGTATGGCTATGAGTTCGCGCGCAACGCCTTGGCCCCGCGCTACGCTACATACCTTGAGGCGACCGAAGGCCGCGCGCCAGAAATCATCAACGCGCTACGCAGCCCGCAGGCGCAGATTGTGCCAGGTTCTATGCCGACGGCGGCGCAAGCCGCCGCACCAACAGGTGTTACTCGTTTTGCGCAGCTAGGCGAAACTGCCGCCGAAAATCTTCCGACTGAATATTTAGCGCGCGCTAAACAGCAAGCCGCCGCTCGTTTGGCGTCCATGCGGTCTGTAGGCGGCAGTGAGGCGCAGCTTGAAGCGGCCAAGACCGTTCGCAAAACCGAGGCCGAGAAACTGTATGGCGCTGCCGAACGCGGCGCACCTATCACTGAGACTCCTGAGTTTACCGACCTTCTTACGCGCCCGTCTATGGACAAGGCATTGGCTCGCGCCGAAGAACTGGCCGCTGAACGTGGCCAGACATTCCAGATCGGCAAGACTACGCCAGAACGTCAGGTAGAATCGGCTATTCTTGGCCCAAGCGGGGAGCCTCTTAAAACGACTATTCCGGCAACGCAGGCCAAATACCCCGTCGCAAGTCTGCATAACTTAAAACTTGCTATGGACGATCTAATAAATGACCCAGCGGTTAAGGCGCGGTATGGCATCGGCGCGGCTGAAGCCGGCGCAATCGCCAAAACACGCGGCGAATTTTTAGGTTTTCTCAAACAGAAGTCGCCGCTGTATGAAGCTGCGCGCGCTAAGTTTGCGGAAAAGTCTGGCCCTATCAATCGCATGGAGATCGGCCAGTATCTTGAAGACAAGTTGCTGTCGCCCTTGGCGGAAGAAGCGCCGCAACGCGCTGGTGTATTCGCCACAGCGGTCGAACAAGCTCCGACAACCATTAAACGGGCGATTGATGGTGCGCCACGATTCGAAAAATTATCGGACGTGCTGACGCCTGAAGAAGTTCGCAAGGTTGAGGCTATCCGTGCTGATCTGGCGCGCGAAGCTGAAGCTGACCGCATGGCACGTTTCGCAGCGCGCGTCGGCCCGCAGGCCGGTAAAACCGTTCAAGCGCCGCATCTCAACCTTATGGACCGCACGTTTAACTTTGCCAACAAGGTTATGAGTTCGCTAGAGCGCCGCATAAGCAAAAAATTGGCTATTCAAATTGCTACTGAAATGCTTGACCCGCAACAGACGGCGCAGGTCATTGAAGAAGCTATGAAATACGCCGAAGAAACTAAAAAGCGCGGCGCAAAGATCCGTGCAAAGGGAAAAGAAGTCAGTGCCGATGTGCGTAAAGTTTCGCCTGAGATAACCGGCGTTGTCACCATTCAAAACGCATTAGGCGAACGTAATCAAAACGCGATGGCGAGGTGATCGTGGTCGAATATCAAGTTCTCTTCGACGTAGCCATTGGCGTGATTGGCGTGCTGGGCGGTTGGGTTCTCAGCACGGTCTGGGGCGCGGTTAAAGATCTTCAGGACGCCGATAAAGAGTTGGCCGACAAGGTTGCCGCCATAGAAGTGCTGGTCGCCGGTCGCTACATTACCCGCGAAGAATTTAACAACACGTTCAACCAGGTGTTTGAGCGGCTTGACCGCATACGCGACCTAATCAGCCAGAAAGCCGACCGATGAAAGACAATTTCGACAAATGCCTTCAGACGGTTCTACGCTACGAAGGAGGCAAAGTTGACGATCCGCGCGACCCTGGCGGCAGGACTGCATACGGCATCACGCAAGTCACGTATAACGCGTGGCTAACCGCGAAGAGAATGTCTACGCGCGACGTGTTCAACATTACGCAGGCGGAAGTCGCTGCAATCTACAAACAAAATTACTGGGATAAGATCAGCGGCGATGACCTGCCCGATGGCGTAGACATTGCGACGTTTGATTTCGCGGTCAACAGTGGCGTCAGCCGCGCGGCTAAATATCTTCAATCAACTGTTGGCGTGACGCAAGACGGCGTGATTGGCCCTAAGACTGTTTTGGCTTGCAAAACTTATGTCGCTAATCAGCTCACGGATAAGCGGCTGGGCTTTTTGAAAGGATTACCCACATGGTCAACTTTCGGGCGTGGCTGGGCCAATCGCGTAAACGATATTTATGCTGTTGTGCGGGACTTATGCTCGCGTTAAGCGGCTGCGCGGATCTTAAATACGCGGAGTGCATCGCACGCGACCGCACGTCAAACCCCTGCAATTAGGAGATTATTATGTTCGTAAACTGGATGACCACGATCCCCGGAATTATTTCTCTGGTCGGCGTTCTCTGGCACGCTTGGCAATCCAAGACGGTTAACTGGGAAGATTTACAGAACGCGCTCGTCGGTCTTGGCCTTGTCGCGGCTAAAGATTGGAACGTGACCGGCGGCCCTAAATACCAGGATTGAAAGAGGCAGGCCGAAGTTGCCAAACCTAAGACTGTCGAAGAGACTGCTGCTGATCTGGACAGTGGGTCTTTCTAGCTGTGCTTCCAGCGGGGGCGCATGTCCCCCACTGGTTGATTACTCGGCGGAACGCCAAACCAGAGCCGCCAAGGAATTACGGTCACTCCCCAAGGGAAGCGAGCTGGCCAACTTTATCGTGGACTACGGAAAGCTCCGCAGCGCGTGTCGGCTTTAGCGCTTTGGCGACCTTACGGTCAGCCTTTTTTTGATAGTCGATAAATTCCGTGCCGGCCTTAGTCGCCACGTAGTCAGCCGCAAACGTAGCCGCGAACAGCTCATAGTTCACCGCGTCAACATGGCTGTCCATATGATCCGGCGACGCAAACGCGCGCGCGTTCTTAACGCAAGCCAGAATAATAGCGATCTCGTAAGGGTGAAAATCACGGCCTAGACGCAGGCTGGCTAGGTCAGCGGCGAGCTGAAAATTGTTCTCAATACCGCCATAACCTTCACCGCGTTGGTCGATGATGGCGCTGGCGTCTTTAAGCAGTTCTTGCGGTGTCATTTATTATCTCCATTAGAGCCGCCCTTTCTCGCAACATGCGCAGCGTCGTGTAACGCTGGTGCAGTCGCACTAAGATCGTAGAGCGCCGGGCGTAGGCGATCTCATCCTCCAGAAGATTTTTCACTTCTGTCTCGGTTAAGTCAGCAAGTTGATCGTTCAACTCTTTCCACGTTAATTGCTTTTTCATTGATGCCTCGCAAAGTCAGCGTGATATTTGTCGCGCGCTTCGCAAGCAATTAACTTTGCCAACTCTAAATCTTCTACAAGCGCGTAAAAACATGTTTTTCCATTTGCGCGAACACGCACTTGCCATTTCCCTCTATGCGGGCTTACGTTTTTCATGCCTGATTTATTGGTAGACGCTTTACGGCGGTTATGTGCGTTTTGTCTTAATGTTGTTTCACGTAAATTTTCTATTTTATTATTCGATGAATCACCGTCTATGTGATCTATATAAAGAGGCATAATTCCGTAATGTATTAAGTATATAACCCTGTGATTAAGATAAGATCTTCGTTTATGCGTTACATGCCAATATCCGTCAGATCTGCGCAAATGACCGGCTAAACTACCTGCCGGAACATGCGTATTTGCGCGTTCGCGCCAATATAGCTGACCGTCGCGGTAATCCCATACCGCTCTAGCTTCAGTTTGCGTCAGATAGTTCGGCAAGAGCGATCTCCGCTAAAGATTTTTTGTCTTGTAACGCAGACAATATGCGCTCGTCAATAGTTTTATTACACATGATGACGTAGCACCACACGTCGCGCGTTTGGCCGCTGCGATGCAAACGGCCTACAGTCTGTTCGAACAGCTCAAGCGACCACGGCAGCGACAGGAAAACGATTTTGTTGCCGCCAAACTGTAAGTTAAGGCCGTGGCCAGCGCTTTTAGGGTGGATCGCCAGCAGTTCAATCTTGCCGGCGTTCCAGCGCTCTACGGCGTCCGGTTCGTCAATTGTGCTGACGTTAAACTGGCGTTGTAGTTCGGCTAGTTCTTCTTTGTAATTGTAGACGATGATGGTGTTGTCTCGTTGGTTTTCGTCGATGATGTCTCGGAGAGATTCAAACTTTTGGCGTCCAAACCACTTAGCAACGCCTTGGCTATCATAAGCGAAGCCGGACGTGAGCTGCTGAAGTTTGTTTGTGACAGCAGCCGCTGTCGGAGCCGTGATCTCTTCATGCACGTATTCCTTCTTCATGTTTTCATACGGTTCGCGGTCGTCCAGATCGCAGCGCATTTCGACGACATGCAATGGCGGCAACTTATCCTTATACTCGCCAGGCTCTAGCACGTAAGTCGCCGGCTTGATCGCCTCCATGACCTTCGGCAGCGCTTGCGGCAGCGGTTCCCATTGGCCATAGTCGCGGTTCACGCAATAAAAGTATTGCTGTAAGAACGCGCCTTTGCTGCGGCCCAGCAGCGTCTGATCGACGACCTTGCACTGGCCGAACACGTCTTCTAGGCCGTTCGACGTAAACGATCCGGTCAGACCCCATCGGATCTTGAACTGGTCAAGGATTTTAAGAAGATGCTTGAACCGTTTGCCGC